GGTACTGCAAATATATTATCATCACCCATTACAAATTCCTTTGTATTGTGGCTCCATATTTTACAATCCCTTTTGTTTATTGGTGCTAGTCTCATCCAGTAATACCGTAATAAAATTTTAGAAATTAAATTATTCATAACCATAGTTAATGCATTACCAGATGGGTTTCCTTTGAACTTTAAGTATACATCTCTTCTGACCAAGATGTATGTATATACTATTTCATTGAATAGTACATACCTTACCATTTTATCTTCATCTGATCCGTTATACCACGCTTCTATTATTTGGAGAGCTCCAAATATAAGTTGTGCTGATAGCGAACCATCAAACCATGTGTAATCTAAAGCTCCTACTTTCCTGTTTATTCCTAACAATTCATATGCTAGTAAACTCCATGCTCCACTTTCCGGGTTAAACCCAGCAGCTGTTCCTAATCGTAAATTATTTCTAAAAACGAAAGAAGAAAAAGCTCCAGTGTACTTACGCAGCAATAGAGTAAAGTCCATTGGTGGACTTTGAAATAAACGAGTGTTTCCAGTTTCGACCTTTGCAAGGCCTAAAGTTTCATCCTTTAACGTTGCCGTCCAAAGACTAGGTACTCTTACACCTTTTTTTGCCATTTCTTCTCGATACGACACCACAGTTCTCATGTGATCATTTCGAAAAGTCCAGTGGTCATCCAGCTCAAGATAAGTTTCCTTACCTGCGAGCGAGGGTAGACCATGTTCCTTCTTATACCAACTAGCTCCATAAGGATAACCCGCACTTGAATGCGGATCAACCCTTGGGAGATTGTCAAATCCATTTAACATTTCATCCTCATTTAATACTTTTCGTGGGTACGATATATCAAATGAATGCTGATCTATTAAATCTTGCACTATTTCAGTTAGTAATGCAGATTCGAACTCTTTCCTTAAGCCTGTATACTTGTCTTGTTGTTTTTCAAGTATATCCTCTTCCCCTTTATATCTTGGATCATTACAATCCAGGACTGAAGGGTGTTTCTTTTTCTCAAATAGTGGTGCAACTAAACTCTCTCGAATTTTTGTTTTTTTTGGCTCCACTACTTGACGTGACTTTGAAACGCTACCAATGTATTCAAAATTATCTAATGTTATGTGTTTACTCAATTTCTCAAGTTCCATTTCCGGCATCTCGCACCACTGCGCGTGACTCGGCATAACTTCCATAATCTTTTCATACGTGATAACGCTTGCAAAAGCTTCATCCGTTCCCTTTATAGCACTAACATGAATGCCCATGATCTTTCTCGCAAGTTGCGCATTACGCACAACCAATGGTGCACCACAATCACCATTTTCCGTGTTAGCCCTATAGTTCCATGCACGAAGTAAATTAAAACTTCTTGCACTTGCATCACCTGCTTTATAGCATGTGATCGACCTGTTCCTTCCTCTTACATGATGTATGACTTTTGTTGGTGATCTTAATACCAACATTGCATCAAACTCTGTAAGCAGTGCCAAATCCGTTTCCTTTACAAAATGTCCAGTTATATCCTTTCCACTAGGCCAGCTATTGCCAACATAGTACAAACACCAATCGTCCTTTCTATCATAAGTGTGCGATGAAACACACAAATTATTAGAATCAAAAGGTATAACCATGCTACTGCGGCTTCCATACATGCTACCTGAGTATTCAAACCCCTTACTTATCTCAATGTCAAAGTTAGAGTCCTCAACACCCCCATTTTTTAAAAAAAAATGGTAAGGTAACAAGAAAACCGTTCCTTTAATGCATATAGCATTCAAAGAACCTACAGTAATTCCATTTCGTATCTTAGTAAATTTCACCATTGACTCCAATACCATCTTACTAACGTCGTCACTCGATCTGTCGGCACTTGCTTCTGCCTCACCCGTATTGTTGACGTAGTCAATAATCTGATACAAAGATGAATAGCGGTTACTAGCCTCTACCCATCTTGCACACCATTCTGCCATTACTTTTGGTTGTAGCAGTGATTGGTGCGATGTTGTCTTGAGAAATTCGACATAAAACTCTATATAAACTAGAGCTAAATGTCTTGGATTAAAAATTTGGTCGTCTGAAGGTTTAGGCAGGTCGAAAGTCTCTATACTTTCGGCCACCCCAATTTCCTCTACTTCTTTTGATCTCCTTTCTGTTCTGCCATTGCAAATGTCCAGTATTTCGAATAAACGAACACTAGTCTTAGTTGCCTCAACATACTTTAAAAACAAATCAATTTTCCACGCTCTACAGTATTTAGGATAATACATTATCGCAGAAGCACGATTTTTAAATTTCACATCTTTTAAAGGATATGAAAATTTCCAGTTCGACTTATCATCTTCTTCTCTATTATCCATTTCTGCTACATACTGTTTTCTTTTCCTTATTCCATCTTTAGTTCGCATATCACTCTCTGCGTCTCCTTCTTTCTTGCTTAAATCTTTGCCTTTACGTTCTACTTTTTCTTCAGCTACATTTTCACCTTCTTTTTCTTCACACAAGAGTGCTTCTACATCTTCCCAGTGTTGGAGCAAATCCATTGCCCTCAACGTTCGTTCTAACTTTTCCTTATTATATCCTGGTTTACCCATTTTATAATATTTCAATCCTTGCCTTACATCTCTTCTTTTTTCGTACATTTTGTACAGCCATTCCCTATCATTCTTATCCATTCGAGTTTTCAATAGTGCCGATCTAACATCATACTCCCTCACGCTCGGGAGAGTATTCATGTATAATTCAACACCCTTTAACACTACTCCTAAAGCTCCTACAATAATAGGAGCTTTACAACTATAGTCCAAGTTATAAGCAGATATACCTCCTAAAACGGAGACTACAGTACACGTGGTTGACCACGCGCCTACACCTACTTGACATAGTTTGTTAATACCACTCATGAATGGACTACCACCTGCTATAGTGTTAGCCACTACTTCTCCTACCTTTAACACACTTGGAAATGTTGTTAATGCTGCTGCTCCTAACTTTAATGTTTCTGAATAATCTCTTCTCATATCTAATACCTGTGAAACTCCCATGACTGCATTTCTTCTAGCCAATAAAAGTTTCGTCTCCACTGCTAAATGTTTTTGATTTTGTTCCTTAAGATACATTGCCAATTCTGGAAATGTAAATTCCTTATCTATTATGGGTTTATTAATCATATAGTCTTTTACTATAAATACTAAATGACTAAAATCCGCTGCGAATTTATCCTTAACTTTCTTTGCTTCAAGCATAACATGACGTCTTTTTAACACTGCCACACCATTATTCATGGTGGTGCCCATTGTGGGATAACCCACATTGGTTGCTAATAAAACTAGTTTTGCTTGACATGTTGTTCCTTTAACTCCTACATCTTTTGAATCTACAGATGCCATTGGAAGCAACATTGTTTGACACGTTACCCATTGAAGTAACTCGGAATAATCCGTTTGAACTCTTGCTGCCCAGTCATCTACCATTATACAGTAATGACCATTATATCCATCATAATGTTCCGTTTGTCCTCGCGAATAAATTCGCTTCTCCAACGGAATTTCTGGTGGAATTAATTCCTTTGCTATTGCCGTTAAAACCTGAGATTTTCCTATTTGTGACTTACCTTCTAAACAAATGCAAAATGGCGTTATTCTGCCAAATGCCTCTTCTTCTAACCTAATAAGTCTCTGCTGAAACTTACTAAATTCTTCTACCTTTTTCCTTAAAAACATGGCGTTTTTCCATCCGCCAACTCCAGCTACGTTTGATAATTCATTTACCTTTCGGTACAACTTTTCCAACTCTCCACTATTGTGAAGATCCAATGCCTCTTGAAGAGGCATGTCTAGTACTCGATTTACATCTCGTACTATTCTCTCTGTTCCTAATCCAGTGACACCATCATACCACTCCAAAAATCTTGGAGTGTCAAATGTCATTGAAACCCAATCGACTATATGTCTAATAAAAGTAAAAATACTTGGAAACCATTTTTGGATCTTTACGACCCAAGTGTCCAAAGTGTTATAATCACGAAAAACTTTAAAACAAAACTCACTCAAACCTAAATAATTAAAAAATTCTTTAACAAAACCACACATAGTTTCCGCATATGACTGCGAAATATGTAAAAATTTGGATGCCTTATCGGATATCGTTCGCACGACACCGCCATAAGATCTCCCAATATAATTTAAATAAAAATAAACTCTTCCCATTTTGTCCACAATACTAATTTCATCATTAACAAAAAAAAACTGAATGTCTAGTTGAAGCATTCGAATATCAACTAAAGCATCTGCAACAAACTTATAATGCCCTACTGCTTCTCTTACCTTAACTGTACTCCTTTCTATAGTAGTAGCGGTTTCCCGCACTTTTGCCACCGTCGCATTTATTTCTTCTTTTGCAGTATTGTATTTATTTAATAAATTACTATACCACGAAGTTTTTTCTACTACTATTGGAGGGTACACTCCTAACTCTGAATTATCTACAACTCTAAAATCTCCTGGCTCAAAATCTTCTAACACATCTAACCTCATTCTATTTAAACTCCTACGCGCTATACTAACTTCTTCCGTTGTTAGCATTTGCTCTGAAAATTTAGCATCTTGAATCCACGATACTCTAAACCACTGATAGTCTGCACTACCAGTAATTTCCTTACTCAAAAAACAGAATAATCTACCAAAACCTAGTTCTTCACACGAAACAACGTGTCTGTAATAGCATTGCTTTGCTATTCCAAAATCGTCTAGCACAACAGGACGTGTTTTTATTAGAATCATTGGTACACCATCTTTACTTCCTTTAAGATCTTCATCCTCATTACTCTCTACCATCTGAGCTATGCCTATTGGTTGATTTTTCATTCTGTTTCTTTCAAGTGCTGCTTTTTTTCTTTCTAAATCCTTAATCTTATTTTCATCTTCCCTAATTGATTTCCTTAACATTCTTATCCTATGTTTTTCCTGCTTTCTTGCTTCTTGCAATTTTTTATTTTGATTGATTACACACTGAGGTATACTCACTTCCCATTTTCTCTTAACAAAATCTTTCCATTCTGGGTTTTCTGCCTTAACTTCTTCCATCCATTGACCATGACTCCATGTATCTTCATCACTGAAAAATTCATCAAATTCACAATCTCGTTCCTGCCATTCTATTCTTGGAGCCTCCATAATAATTTTAGGTTTAACCTTTATTATTGTTGGGGGCAATGGAATTGATGGATATTTAATTCCATCACCTTGCTTCTTACCTTTTGCGTTCAACCTCACTTTTCCATAATGACTTTTCAAATAGTCACTATGAGTAGTATAATTAATACTATTGAAATTAGTATCAATATTACTATTAGCAGTGTGATCAATCGCAACACTCGCCCCTCGTTTATTCCACAATGACCGTTGCCAGTCAGTGGCTCGTGGCGGAGGATGATAGAGATTGATTCCGGGTAACGTGATGTTACGCCCATTAATAGGCCTCCCCTCATCAACCCGATTTACTTGATCTCCATTATATCTCTCCATGACCCTACTTGAAATTAATTTTGTTTTCTCATCACCCATGTGATTTTTCATTTTGTTACTTTCCATTTTTGTTTTGTTTTTGCTAAGATGTTCCATTCCATTTCCTTTAGACGTTTGAATTAAAAATTCCTTATCAGTTCCAGTGCAATTTATTGAGTCCATACTCAAACTTTTATAGCTTGCCATTTTGTTTTTTTT